GAGCGCAGTGCTAACTATAGCTTTGTTTTCATTATTTATTCTATTTTTCCGCAAATCATTGCGACTGAAATTATTATCGATCTCCACAATTCTTATCGGCACTGGATTATCTTTCATTTTCGCTACTGGAATGCAGGACATATGGATCGGCAGAATGAGCACTTTGGTCGAAGTGCGGCCATTAGAAATAGACTCAACTGCATATGCACCACCAACGCCTACCCTAACTAAAAAGAATGAAGCCGGCAAATCGTCCGAAAACGCAAAGCAATTTACTGACATAGATAAAAGCGACATCAAAGCCTACACAGCACCAGAAACAATAATTCAGTCATCTAGCGTAAAAAGCGACAACACTCAAGCAACACCATACTCAAAGGATTCAACTAGAAAAAACACTATCAACAGTACAAGAAGCGCCGCAGAACCAACAGAAGAACCTAGTAAAAATCATACTAAGGACTTCAATGTCAGTTCGCGACTTTATGAGTACAGCATTGCATGGAAGATGTTCTTAGAAAATCCTGCGCTAGGCAATGGCTTTGGTATTAAACATGAAATGCAATGGGAAACTTCAGAGGGCACTTTACTAACCAAATCTGTCGGATATGTTCACAATTGGCCATTTTACATGTTGATGGTAGGCGGAATTAGCGGGCTCGCAATTTACGCTTTTGTGCTATTTGGCCCTGTAGTTTTTCGGCTGAATTTGGTCAAATCGGAATCGACCCCCTATACCCTGATTCGAGCAACGTTAATTACGATGATCGTATACGCTGCCTTTTTTGCGGTATTTCGCCTAATCACCTTCAATCTTTTGATCGCGGCAATATGGGGGATTATTTATGCGCAGATTTTGCCGTTCATAAAAAAGATAAATTAAGTGCGCAAGTTTGACCAATTGAGCCCGCTATTTATCTCGACAATTCGTTGAGCATGCGCTGGGTCAAGTCTGGCGCGTACGGCTGCATGATCCACGGCGCCGGCGGTGGCAGGCACTGAGCAGCCACCGGCTGAACCTGCGTCGAGGAGGACTGACAGCCGCAGATCAGAAGTGGCAAGGCGATCGCGCAGAAGAGCTTGGGCTTTTTGAGCATTGGTCATTTTCTCGGAGTGGGTTTTGTCGCTGGCCGCCTGCCGCTGCTCTAGCGCCAGGCGCTTGTCCTGCTCGGACTTCTGCGCGGTGGGAGCGGCCATGGTCAGCTGATTCAGGGCTTCTGTGTGCAGCCGGGCCTGCTCCGCCAACTGCCCCCGTAGCGCCAGTTCTGGAATTGCCAGGCACTGCCGGCGCCGAGCAGCACCAGCGCGGCCGCACCGATAGCACGCCACGGCACAACCATCACGGGACATCCTTGAAGAAGACGTGGCCGCCGAGCAACAGCGTCCGCTTCGCCTTCACCGCCCAACCGGGCGCGACCTTCATGCTGAGCGCGTAATAGTGCGTGGCGCCGCCGGTAGGATCCGGCACCTTGCCGTCGATCACCTGGTCGGCAGCGATCCGGCACTGCGCCAGTTCTCGGAGCGGGATCTCCCGCGCGCCACTCAAAAATGCATAGTTCGGGTCACCCTTGTTCCAGCAGCTGAACTGGTACGGCTTCTGGCACACGCCCGCGTACCCGTCACCCCACCACGAATTGGTCTTGCCGTCGAACACCCGGTTGCGAATCGTCCAGGCCACGGCAATCTTGCCCGCCGGCGATTCGCCGCGCGCCTCGCCCCATAGCGTGCGCGCAAGAATTTCCCGATCTCGTTCGGTAACAGTCATCAGTTTTCTCCAGACAAAAAAATACCCGCTCGATGGCGGGTTTTCGATTGATGCTTTTTTCAGAACTCGTCGGGGGCTCGCGACATTGGCGCGGCCTCGATAACCGGGATGGGCGGTTCCGCTGGCCATGCTGGTGAAGTCGCCCAGGTTGGCAGTCCCGGAACCTTGCCCAGGGAAAACTTGTACCCCTTCCACGCCTTGAGGCTAGTGATCAGCGCAGCCTGCTCAGCCTCGTCGGCCGCCGTTGCCTCGCCTGCATCCATGCCATACCCCAGAGTGTCGACACGGTCCTGAATTCTTGCGATTTGCGTAGCGGCTCGTGTGTTGCGTGCGGCAAGCTCAGATTTCATCTCTGCTATATGTGCAGCCGACTGCGCTGCCGCCTTCATTTGTGCCGTCACCAGTTGCGACCAATCGACGCTTCCCTGCTGCTGGGGCCATTCGAGGGGAGCCGGCGCTGGCCCCGTTTCACCGGGCTCGAGCGGCAAGGGTCGGGGAAAGACGACATCACCGTCCGGCACTCTCAGCAGCGGCGCCGGGAAAGCCTGCTCCGGGCTGTAATTGCTTGGGTTCGGCAGCAACAAGGTCAGTCTGAGTTGACCGCTCTTCCTTTCGACATCGCCGACGATCCATTCGGAATCAATCGCCCCACGCGGCAGAGTGTCGCCTTCGCCCACGCCTGAAAAGTCGAACGACTGTCCGTTCAGCACCATGGTGTCGCCGCGACGCTCCGCATGTAGCGAGTCGTCACGCCGCTGTGGGATCAGCAAAATATCCATCAGAACCACCTCCCAACAACAAGAAATCGCATGTTGAACGTCTGAGCCGTCGCGCCGTTACGGATGACGACATTGATTGAATTGGTGCCGTTCGGAATCGCGTTCGTCACGCCGTATTGGTCGTTCGAGCTATTCGGGCCGGCGGTTGCCGAGATATTGAACTGAGCATTGGCAAAAGCGATTGGGAGCGTGAGCGTGACCACCGTACCCACGTTGTTCGCACCGATAACGCCAGTTGGGATGGACGCCGCCCCGCTCCAACAGATGAGCGTGCCATCGGCAAACTTCACCCATTCGCCACCAGCATTCGATTTGCGCTCAATGATCGATCCCGTAGGAAGACCACCGGACTGAGAGACGGTGCCCACCAGGTCTGCGGTGGCGGTGTACTTCAACCCCAGCGCTGTACGCGCATCACCGGCGGAAGTGGCTCCTGTACCACCCTGAGCGATAGATAATGCGGTGGTGAGGCCGAGCAACGACGTAATGTCTTCGTTTGCGCCCTTTTTGGCCCGGGCATTCATGCTTGCCTGCAGCTTGCCAAAGGCAGCTAGGATCGAGTCCGTGGCTACAACCGCTGTGGCGGAGGGTATCGAGAAACCATCGAGCACCACAGCCAGTACACCGGCATTGGAGAGATATTTGTTGGTCGCGCCCTCCGGAAGGCCATCAGTGTCGGTCAGATCGAGAGAGTCCCGAACACCGGCCAGCGTGGCGACCGTGCCGAGCACGGCCATCACCCCGCCATACTGGTTGACGAGTGACCTTAACGCGTCTGCTGAGGCTTTGACGTAGCCCTGCATGGGGGCCAACGCATAGGTGCCTGCGGGATCGGTCACTCCCTGGTAGCTCGGATAAATCGACATCGATGTATCGCTAGCCAGGTTGATGACTTCGTACCAGCGCCCGTCCGGCCCTCGAAAGGCATCGCCCGTCCTGCTGTTGGAAATGAATGCAGTGCTGTTCCCGGCTACCACATTGGAATTTTGGACGACAGAAACCGTCCCGGCTTTGTACCAGGGCATCGATTTTTCTCCAGAAAGTGTTTGAGTCAGGCCAGCAATTTGGCGCAGAGGAACGGCCGGTGACCTTGGTCAATCCAGGCATTGAAGGCGAGGCTGTACATCATGATCCGACCGTTTGCGTAATCCACCCCAAGAGCACAACCGCCACCGGATCCTTCGTTGTGGCAGTTCATCGTGAAAGGGTTCAACGACACATACTCACCCGCCCCCAGACTTTTGTTGATGCCCCAAAAATACCTCCGCCCCACCGATAGCTGCTCCATACCGAGATAAGTCCAGTTACCAGCAGCGAACGTCACCACCACTGCCGGCGCTCCGCTGTCATAGACAAGCGCTGCGTTCTGGTCCCACAGGCGCAACCCGTAAGATGCCGTTCCCATCGAGGCCCAGGCAGCAACAAAATACTGCCCGCTTAAGGTGGAGTTTACGTTCGATGCCTTCATCGCGAATCCGGTCCAGTTTCCCGGGCCACCTGCAAACCAGACTGATATCGGTACCTGAATGCCGCCAGATTGATCCGGCCTTATGAAGACCAGCGGCGGGTCCTGACTCGTAATTGCTCTGGCAAAGGCCGCCGTCGCGGTATCCACCCCCGAGTAAGCTCCCTTCGTCAGCATGCAAAGCCTGGGCGTATCGGAATCGATTTGCACAAATGAATTGTCATTGATGCTTTGAAAGCCATAGCTCATGTGGCGTACCTGATGGCGTAAGCCTTTGCGACAATCCGACTGGCAACAGTGGTTGCACTTGCGGACGGATTCTTGTTCCTGACGACAACCTGACCGGCCGATGGCGTGACATAGGGGTATGACTTGCTATTCCCTAAACCATCCGTTTCCGATGACTGCACATCCTGAATCCGGGTCGGGATGATCATGAACACGCAGTTCGCGGGGTTGAAGCCAGGAATGTTGAAGGTGTAAATGGTGGCGGCGCCGCTGAAGTCGATCACACCCTGCCATAGCACCTGGTAAGTGAAGCTGTTCGTGTCCATGGCGAGCCGGCCGCTCTCGTCAAATACACGCAAGCCAAATAGAGCCATTTATTACCCCAGATAACCAAGACGGACGCGCAACACGTTGTTGGCGTCGTAGACCGAAACGTTCAGTGAGTTGATCACCAGCCGGCCCTGCCCTGGGACGATTCCGTTGATTTCCAACGTGCCGTCCTTGTTGAGGATCCAGCCCTGCAGGCCGGCGATGTAGTTAGTGGAACTGATGTAGTTGCCGATCTTGGCGTTGGTGATGGTGCCGTCGGCGATGAACGCCGAGTTCAGGAACGTCTGCCCACCCTGAACCGCGAACGGAACCGCAATGGCTCCGCCCGCGATTGTGTTGACGATGGCGAACCGATCGGCGCTGACCAGAAACTGGCTTTGAAGAATGCCGCTGCTGTTTTCAATCCCCAGCCCAATGCCCGCAGCGATGTACTGCCCCGTCCCGGAGTTGTACTGCATCTTCACCGACCAGCTCGCCGTGACCTTCCCGTTCACGTCGTTGATGATTGAGCTGTTCTGCTCGATCGCGGTCTGCTGCTGCCCGACCTTCGTGCTCAGTTGGGTGAGCTGCTGGGCGGTAGCCTGCTCGTTGGTAACCACCACTTCCTCGAGCAGCGTGATGTTCGCCGAGTTTTCAGCAATCTTGGCGTCGAAGGTAGTGATTCTCCGGGCAGAAGCTTTGGTTTCCGAAGCCCTGACCCGACTCTCTTCGGCAATACTGGCGGTGCTGGTCCACCCTTTCAAAGCGTCCGCCAGTTCGCCCTCTCCGTCGTCATATCGATAGGCCGCCCGCAACGCTTCAAATGCCGTAGCCTGGGCGGTGACCGCTCCGTCGAGCTCAACGATATCGGCGGTGTTGGTCGCTACCTGTTGAGCCAGGCCATTTGCTGTTTCCACGGTTTGACCCACATCGAGCCAATACGCAGGATTCGGCGGTGGAGTGTCGACAGGTACGGGGCCGGTAGCTTGATAGATGCGCTTGCCGACGACTACAAGGTCGAACTCGACATAGGTGGCGTCTGGGTCATACCCCTTGAGCCCATCCAGCGCATCGATCTGTGCCTGCAACCCCGGGATCTTGTCGATTTCGTCGAGGATGTCCTGCCCCAGCTCCGTGCGGCCAATCTCGCCGGCGATCATTTCCAGAATGGCAGCGGCGTCTGCACTCGACTGGCCTTGAACACCCGTGCCAATCGGGAACCACGGCCCGATGTTGCCAATCTTGTCGACGATCCGTCCCCAGAAATAAAACGTCACGCCGGCGCGTAGACCGAGCATCGAGAAATCACTCTGCGGGTACGCCAGATCAGTCAACTTGGTGGCGGCGTCCAGCTCCGTGGTCGGGCCGTACCAGATCTCTGTTCGCTGGCTGTCCTCGGCGCCGGCCGGGAATCCCCACTTGAGGTAGATGCCGAACAACAGCGGCGTGGCCGTCAGATAACTCAGCGCCGGCGGCAACCCCTGCTTACCACTGAGGTTGGTCAGGATCGAATTGCGCCAGATCGAAGTGATGTCGTACGCACTCACCGCCCGCACCCGGGCCACGTAGGCGCCGGCGTAAATGCCGACCACGTCGACGTTGGTCATGCCAGTGCGTTGCAGCTTGATCCAGTTACCGCTGTCCTTGCGCCACTCCACGTCATAGCCGACCGCGCCATCCACGGCAGGCCAACTGATGGTCATCGTGGCCACGGCAAGCCCTTGGACGATCGAGGACGTCGACGCGACGGTCACGCTGGCCGGCGCCGGAACCACGGTGATCGGAATCACGCTGATCGGCCGTTCTTCCAGGCGGGCGCCGGTGTCGATGTGCGCGAACTTGCTCGGTTCGAACTGCAACGCGCTGATTTCGAAGTCGCCTTCGGTCGTGCGCTTGGTGCGAAGGACGCGGTATAGCGGGATCGCCAGGTCATCCGCGTCAAGCGCCCATTGAAGTTGTGCCACCGGCGGCTCGCTGTAGTTGGTCGTGACGGTTACTGCGCGGCCGTTGACGCTCTGCACCGTGCGGCCTTCAGCGCGCCCGCCGGGCAGGTTGATGATCAATCGATCACCGGCCTTGGCCAGGGTGTCATGGTCGAGCGTCACCACGCGGCCGGCCGCCGACGAGATCCGCCCGCCAACCTCCCGCCCTGCCAGCAGCGAGTCCGCGACAGGGATGATGTATCCCGGCAACGGGATCACACCCTCCATGCCGGTCTTGAAAGACACGGTGCGGTCTTGGTTGTTGCTGAGGATCGCCCACTTACCTCGGCGCTGAGCCTCGGACGCCCGGGTGCAGCCAATGGCGCTCAGTTCGGTCGGCCGGTCGCCGTACCGGCGCTGCAAATCCAGATCGGCGAACGGGATGACGTCAGTATCGTAGTTGTTGGCCGGGTTGTCGTAGCTGACCAACGCCCGGGTGTACCGGGTCTTCGCCGATGCGCTGCCATACGAGAACTTCCCGTCGATGACGTTTGCCCGGGTGAAGACATAGTCGAAGTCCTGCGCGCGCGGCATGTCCGCCTGCATCACCAGCTGCCCCTGAGCCCAGTAGGTCATGCCCCGGTAAATCGCCGAGATGTCGCGCAGTAACGACCAGGCATCAGCCTTGCCCTGCAGGTTCATGTCACAGAGAAAGCGTGGCTCCTGACCGCCGAGCCCGTTCGGCACCAACTGGTCGCAATACTGCGCGATCCGGTACAGCTCCCACTTGTCGACCATGAACGGCTTGATGCGCTTGCCCAGGCCGAACATTTCATTCGTGCAGATACCGTAGGTGATCCACGCCGGATTGTTGGTCCAGGCCGACTTCATCGAGCCATCCCACGTCCCGGTATAGGTGCGCAGGATCGGGTCGTAGTTGCTCGGCACCATCCAGCGCCGGGCCTTGCACTTCACGGTCACAGCCGGAATATTGGTGAACTGCTCGGCGTCGAATTCGATGTAGAGCAGCGCGGTGTTTGGATAGCGCAGCTTGGCGTCGATCACCTCGGTGTAACCGGCCACCAGCATGGTGTCAGCGATCTTGTTGCTGTTCTGGTTCGGCGTCAGACGGCGCACGCGGATCTGCCAGCCCGTGGTGGCGTCCGGCAGATCGATGCGGCGCGAGCGCTCGTAGCGGGTCGTGGTCTTGCCGTCGACGGCATCCACCAGCACCTGCTGATAGGCGCCGCCATCGGTGGCCACGTCGATGGCGTATTCGATACGGTAACCGCCGATGTTGCCCTGATCGTCAGACTGCTGAAGCGCTGGCCAAGCCAGGCGCATGCGCACGGCCGACAGCTGGGTATTGGTGATCGAGCGCACCCACGGCGCATCACTGCGCAGCTCGATGTTCAGCGACGTCTCATTTTCAACGGACGGGATGCCCGGAATGTAGGTCTGATCCACCGAGCCCGGGCGCCAGTCCCACTTCACGTTCGGGAAGTTGTAGCTGCCGCTAGCATCGCGTATCGGCGTGTTGTCCAAGTAGATGTCGTACTCAGTCGGTACGGCGTCGAACTCGCCCTCGCCCACGGCGATCAGCAGCTTTGCCAGGTTGGTCGAGCGCAGGCTGTCGCTGGCTTCGACCGGCGATTTCGGCTTGCTGCTGCCACCCTTCTCGCCGTGGATCTCAATCTGTTCCGCTGCGCCCATGCTTTCCTCCAGGCATAAAAAAACCGCCTCGCGGGCGGTTGGTGTCTTGCTGTCCTGCTTACACTTTATCTTCGGCCAGGATCGAGGCCGAGATGATCATCCCGCCCCACCGCCGTTCGCCGATACAGATCGGCACCGGGTTGCCGCTGGCCGTGGTGTTCTTGGCGCTGCCGAAGGCGTAGGACGGTGCGTTTTCCGGAGAAGCGCTTTGCTTCAGGCCCGAGGCTTGAGGGCTGAGCATTTGGATTACACCACCAGCGATGAGGCCAATACCGGCGGGCGTCAAATAGGGCGCGGTGAAGGGAAGCGCGTAGGAAATTGCTAACAGCACAACACCAACGACAGTTTGCAGAACGCCAGCGCGCTTGTTCCCTTCGACAACGGGCACGATTCGAATCTCTCTGGTTCCACCAAGATCCAACTCAGCTTCACCAACATTCACCCGATTTCGAAAAACTGCGAAACGCATCCCCAGAGCGGCAAGCCTTTTGATCTCCGCCTCAAAGCCTTCGACAGTGCAGCTCATGGCCTTGAAGACTTCGCGGGATGTACCCGAATCGATTTTCTTGGCGTGAGACCTGCCAAACTTCTGCGCAAGAGAGCCCGACAGCTTGATGGTTGTCATGCCGGTAATGGCGGCCACAATTTTCTCCTTCCATAAAAAAACCGCCTTTCGGCGGTCTTGTATTCATTTGCACTTCTGAATTGAGTCTCGCAAGGATCCCCGTCCAATTTGAGACCATGCGACCCGCTGATAGAGTTTTGCCACGCTCCCAACTTTCGCATGGCTGATGTCCAGCACATCGTCTGTCTGCTGTGCAAATCCGTTGACCAGGCGGTAACCGGTGGTTGTTTCACTCATGCTGGCATTTGAGTTGTGCTCTTGCCAAGCAGGGAAGACACAGAGCGCGAAGGATTTCGGTGTTTTTGCAGAGGACACAGTAATCGCCGGCGCTTCAGACAAGAGGTCAGAAGGCGATGAACACCCCGCCAACAGCGCTAACGCCAGCGCTCCTACGATCAATTTCATGCAGGTCACTCCCGTGGAAATCTGGGCAATGTAGAGCAGCAGTTGAAGCGATGCAAAAGGCCCAGCGCAGGACAGGGCTCAGCAATGCGCCTCACCTATGCCTGGTGGGCTCTGACTTCTCTGTCAACAATGAGTCGATGACTCTGTCTGAAGAATCAAACCGCGCGGTAAAAGCTTGACTCTTATAGCCGAACCCTAAAAAACCAGACCGAACATAGACCCAGTTCACCATCTTGTTTCCATTTGCGTCTTCGCTGAGTAGATAGGGTGGCCCAAAGCGATTCAGGAGTTCTTCCCGAGTGGTAACCCCTTTGGTTATTTGATCGGTGTCAGCATGGGATATAGGCCGTCCGACGGTCTTGCAAGCCGACAATACGCATACCAAAGCAAGCACAAGAAACTGACGCATCAACTGCTTTTTCCGTTTTTGAATATAGCCACTCATCATACCGGTAATGCTTGCCTTAGCCATCGATACTGTCCGGGCATCCAGCGTGGATGAAAGGACAGTGGAAAAATTGGATCCATAAGTAGTAGCGTTGTGCCTTATTTTTCCAGAAGGATTGTGGATGGATCTCGCTACTGATTTGCCTAGTTACAAAGATCTGTATCTCCCTGTTCTGGTCGCTCTGGCTTTTTGGGGCTTCAAAAAAGCTTTCGTTCCCGCACAGTTCGCCGCGCGGAGAGCCTTCCGACGGTCTCGATGCAAAGAGCTGAGAAAGGCGAAGGCGATTCGTGTCGATGCCTTCGCTGTACAGCGACAGATTCAAAAAGAAGGCGCGCTTTTTGTAGCTTTCATGTTGTCAGCGATCGTATCGATGGGGATCATGTTAGTCGCGCTTCAAACTAACACTTCAACCAGTCGAATCATTTACCAACTTGTTTACATGGGTCCACCGCTCGCGCTAGAGGTGTGGTGGTTATCCCAGAAAGCGTTTGTTGAGACGCTCCTTCAAGAAGCAGGTCGCCTGGGGCATGGTTTCACGAGAACCATCCCCTCCAGATATCTCTCTCTGAGGCGAGCAAAAGATCGCGAAGTACGGCAAGAACAAATCAGGATCGCAAAGAAAACGGCGACCACTTGGAAACAAATCAAACAATGCTGATTGACTACAAATAATCAGTCCTTTTGCCCGCAAGCCCAAGGACTGGGATTGCGCCCAATTCGGCGCGGATAACGCAAGGAAAGTGAAATGAGCAGAGAATTTCCGAAGGACCCAGATAACGCCGGGTGGGTGCTTGGTTGGGGTGTTGTTAGGAACTCGCCGTGGAGTTTCCTTGGCATATACCCAAGCGAAGAGGAAGCTGAGTCTGTAGCAGCTGATGCTGGTGAAGGCTATCTAGTACGTCACGGATCGCACAGGCCAGGTACAGATGACTTCGTCTGGACCTCTTAAGCAAGATTCGTCAGCGTAACGGATCCGGGGTCCGAGATGATTTCGGCTCTCAGCCCTGGCTTCCCGGTATAGCTGAGACTGAAGCCATCACCACCGGGGCCAACTTTGCCCTTGAAGTTCAAACGGTCGATCTCGGTGTCCCCGTCGAGAAGAGCGACAACAACTTCCACGCCGCATACCACGCTGCTGGAGGTGCCAAATAAATTTCGAATGTTCAGCGTGTATTTCTGACCGATTTCCATTCCCTGCTCCAGCTGTGCTACCGCATCATGTCGTTGGTTGTGCATCTTTGTGCCTGAGGACCAGGCTCGTTCGGTCTAGCCACGGGCCGCCGAAGACAATGACCTCGGACGGCCTGCCGTACAGGTGGTGCAGCAGGAACGGGCCGGGGCCGAACGTCGCGGCATCCTCGCCTGGCAGTGCCGGATCAGCGCCGAGGAAAATTCCCGCGTGGTTCGGGTAAACCGACCGCCCCACTTCCATCACGATCATATCGCCGCGCTGCGGCTGGTCGACCCGGTAGAAGCCGGCGGCCTCGTAGTTCGCCTCGTACAGACTGGTGTTGTCCTTGATCTCCCACCAGCCGTCAGAGCGCTTGAAGGCTTCGAACTCCAGCCCCCATTCGCGCTTGTACCAGTCTGCACAGACTTGCCAGCAGTCCCAGGCACCGTGCACGAATGGGCGCTTGAGCAGCGGCACCTCACCGGAAGGCATGATGGTTCGCAGATCGCCCTCGGGCCAGCTCAGGATGTGCCACGGCATGCCTGTCGCCTCGCACATGGCCAGGTCGCGCGGTGACGGCCTGCTGGTGGCGTCCGGATGCGAATGCACCACGCCGATCACCTCGCCTACGTCTTCGGCCGCAGCGTATTCCTCCGGATCGATTCGGAACTCTTCGTTTGGCTCGGTCGAGACGTTTCGGCAGGGGTAGTACTGCTGTTTGCGCCCCACGGCCAACAGCAGACCGCAGCACTCTTTCGGGTACTCGGCCGCCGCGTGAACTTGGATCGCGGTCAAAATGTGTTTGCGCATGTCAGCTCCGTGCGATCAGCGATACGGCCGGGTAGCCGCCGAACGGCAGCGGGTTACCCTCGCCGAAGCGTGGGATGCAACCCTTGCCCAGCGTGGCGTCGCACTCGTCCAGTTCAGGGTTGTCAGTAACGACTCCGTCCTTGTTCACGTACGGGCCTGTGTAGCCACAGTTCGGCCCTCGGTATCCACCGGTGAGGCACCAGTGGCACAGCGTCGTCGCCTGCCGGCCGATGGACTCGTTACCTACGTCGCCCGGGCTGGCCAACTCCCAACTGACCGTTTCCCCGTCCTCGTTCGTTTTCTGGTCGATGTACCAGACCTCGATCGTCTCCTGCGTCGGATCTGCCGTTGGGTTACCGGCCGGGAAGTTCAACGCGTCCAGGTAGGTTCCGAGCGTGTGACGCATCGTCAGCTTGAACTCGAGCAAATCCTCGAATGCCAGACAGAGCGCCGTGATGCGCCCGTTGACGTTACCCACAGAAAGAGTGGGCCGAACCGCCGTGCCGTCGCCGTTAGCCTCGATGCCGTCGATCTGCATCGGCCAGGCGCTGTACTCGTTGCCTTGCCAGTAGATCGCCTTCGTCGGCAGTTGGTCCGCGTTGTCGCCGGCGGCGATCAGCTCGGCTGCCGTGTGCGGGATTGCGTGCCCGTGGAAGCGCAGCACGTCCGCACCGTAGTCCGTGCCGTCCAATTCGAAGAGCAGCACTTCGCTGCCAGGCTCAAGTACCTGGATATCACTGATCAGCGGCATGATTGCTCCTTATGGTTGGAACGCCCGCTCGAAGGTGGCGGTGAGTTTGAAGACGCCGCCGCCCACCGGAGTGGGAGCGGGATTTTTGCAGGTGAACAGGCCGAGCTCTCCGAGCGGTGTTGTCCAAAGAAACGCCTTCGCTCCGGCATGCCGGTCGAGGAACTTCATGATCTCCAACACCTTGGCCTTTTGACCCACGCAGGTAACCGGGTACGAATCCTCCTTGTTGTTCGGTCCGTCTCCGACGTTTTGCGCGTAGCCATTGCCGAACTTCGAGGTGCGCACCCGATAGTTGATATCGGGTGTTTCCCCTCGCTCGGTTGGCCAGGTAAATTTCTCGATGGCCATCAGCCCCTCCCATTTGTCAGGCGCCAGATCGAACCGCCCGGCTGCAACGCTCTGGCGATCGCGGTTTCCGCTTCGGTTTTGGCAGCCTGCTGGATGCTCTTGCCAAGCTGGTTGGTTGTCTCTTGCGAAACACCCGCCCCGTCGCTCCCAGATGTCTGCACCGAGACCGCTACCGGAAAGTTGTACGTGTTGCCCCCCCCACCAGACATTGAGGCCAGTGCAGGCCCACCACCGGTGGTCAGTGGCGTGACGCTACCGCCGTTGGCACCGGTCATCAGGAACGATCGGCCGCCCTCGTTATAGAGCTCCGGCCCCAGTTCGTTGACTTCGTACAGGGAGTTCGGCGCAACAGGTCCGCCAGCCGCTCGGTATCCAGAAAAATCGATACCGGAATATCCAGCCTGCGAAGCTCCAACATCTGACGAAACAGCACCGGCAGAACCAGCCGCGAGGCCATTCCCGCCACCACCGAAGTAGGAGCCTGCCGCTGATGCGGCAATACCGAACAGCGCGCTGAGCCCTTGTGAAGTTGCCTGCCGGGTAGCGATCTTCGCCATATCCGCCAACACCGACTTGGTGAAGTCAGAAAACGAGAATTTGCCGTTGATAGCGAAGCTGGCTACTGCGTCCTCTGCCGAACTGAATGCATTGGTGAGCAGGCTTTTCGTCTGCCCCGCGGCGTTCTGCGCGGAATCGAGATAGTTCTGCCACGCCGACGAGGCTCCGGCACTCCAGTCGCCCTGGGCTGCTGTCATCTCGTCGTAGTTGGCTTGAACCGTATCGTGCAGGTCCTGCTGAGTGGCCTTCAGTGCCGCCAGCTTCTGCGTGTACTCGTCGAGGCTCATGCCGCGCGAGCCATCGCCGTACTGGTTCGCCAGATCCAGCTTCTGCTGATTGAAGCGATCGTCGATGCCGTTCTGCTGGCTCACCAGATCGCGCTGACGATCTCCCAGACCGATGCCCGCAGCTGCACGCTGGCCCTGCTCGCGCAGAGTTTTGACTTGTTGCTGCAGCGCGCTGCTATAGGTGTTGACGGCCTCGGTCTGTTTCTTCAGCCGGCCCTCTTCGTTCTTCGCCAGCACGCTCAATTCGGTGTCAGCATCCTGCTGCACCTTGACCATGGCGGCACGGGCGTCGGCGATTTTCTGGTCAAGCTGGATGCGCTGCGCGGCCGATGTGCCGGCTTTGCTCTTCGCCGCTTCCAGTGCGGCGATCTCAGCCTCATACGCAGCAGTAACTTCGTCGCGCTCGTTGCCGATCATGGCTTCACGCGCTTGCAAATAATCAGCCTGCGAGATCAGACCGGCCTTTTGCGAAGCCTCCAAGTCCCTTTGAGCGTTTTTGTACTCGGCGAGCACGATATTGAGCGCGTTTTTCGTGTCATTGAAACCGGATAGATCGACGCTACCGGCGGCTGCTTTTGGGTCCTTTTTCTGCTCGTCGATTGCCTTGCGCAACTGGTCGTAGGCACCACCGGAAAACTTCTTCCCGTCAAACTGAACACCATCCAACAGCGCCGATTTTTGTCCTGTTTTTTCCGCGTTCTGATAGAGCTTGGTGAACTGGTCATCGAGTTTCTTGTACGCGTCCCGACGCTTCGCGAGCGGATTCAGGTTGTCCATTTGCTTGTCCAGTTCCTTCTGGACAGCGATCAGTTCCTTGTTCGCTCGGGTCTCCTCACCGGTGGCCGCAGCGTTGCTTTCGCTTGCTGACAAACGCGCCTTCAGCCCTGCAAGCCTGGCTTCCAAAGCCGGCGTCGAGTCGTCATTCTCCCCGTCATCCAGCCCCAGCGAAGAGTTCAGCCAGCTGAGCCCGCTGGATAGCGCACCGGTAACGCCACCACCCTTCCGGGTATCCAGCACGCGCTGGGTGATTTCGATCTGCTTGGCCAAGTCGGGAAAAATCTCAGACCGAACTTCAGCATAGGCTCCCTTGATGGCCACTTTCACCCGATCCCAGTCACGCTCGATGTCGGACAGGGATTCGCGGTAGTTCTTCAGACGCTCCAGGGCCGACTGATTGAGATCTTCACTGAGGACGTCCAGTGCTCGCTGATGGTCTCCCTGATCATCAATCGCCTTGATCGTCTGGTATTGCTCGTAGGTAAGCAGCCCATACTGGTCGCTGATCTTCTCGGCGGCTTCTGTAGCGGTGTCACCGGCATTCGCGAGCGATTTGGCGATGTCTCCAGCGCCCTTCCCTGTCACTTCACCTATTGCTGCGGCGGCCTGAGCCAGGTTCTGCATTTGGACGCCGCTGGTAGCGGCACCGGAAGCCAGCGCAATCACCGCCTCGCGAGCGCCAGCAAAGTTCTCAGTGATCGCACCAGCGGATTCAGCCATAACCTTGAGGCTGGCAATGCTCTGCCCGGCATCGTTCGATCCGCCGTTGATGGCGACGTTGAACTCGCGGGCCTGCTTCTGTGCGTCGAAGTAGGCATAGCCCAGCGCGCCGAGGACACCGGCCAGCAAGCCGGCGGGAATCAGCGCTGCTGCCAGACTCTTGGCGGAAGCGCCTGCCCCGGCGCCGAGCTGAGCAACCGCCCGTGCACCACTACCCCAATCCCCAGACTGCAAGGCATTGGTCAGCTGCATCACGTTTTCTTGAGCCTGGCGGGTGCCGAGCTTCAGCTTGTCGAATGCAGTTTCTGTCGCGGTCAGGCCGTCACGGTCTTTGCCGATCTTCGCCAGCGCCTCACCATAGCGAGTCGCGTCAATCTGACCGGCCTTGTACAGATCGTTGAGTGCTTTTTCCTGCGCCTCCAGCTTTGCCAACTTCGCAGTGACCGGGTCGATGCCGTTGACCGTGCGCTTCAACGCTTCAATCTGACGGTTTTCAGCGTCGATCAGCCGCTGCTTCTGTGCCATCTCCTTGGCTTCGGCTTTCTCCATCTTGTCATAGGCCTTGGCGAGCCGGTCCTGATAAGCCTCCTGCTGTTCAATGGTGACAAGACCGCCCTTGCGAGCACGCTCCAGCAAACCTTCAGCCTGGATCAGTTGCTCCATGCTGCCGATGTTGCCGGACATCGCCTTGTCGAGCTGGCTGATGATCGCGATTTCACTGGCTGCACTGGCACCGGCCTTGCGACTTGCATCGACTTGGCGCTCTTTGGCGCCCGTGGCTTTGTCGATTCCCTGAGCAGCCTCATTCTCAGCTTGGCTGATCTTCTTGCCGGTGTTGGCCAGACCCTCGCCCGACTTGCCGAGATCATCAATCGCCTTTTCGGCATCGACCGCTGAATCGGCCAATTTGTCGAGATCGTCAGCCGCTTTGGATGCAGACGAGGAGTTCACCTCGATGCCGAGGGACGCGAAGGTGGTGCTCATTTACTGTCCCTCTGTTCCGCCATCACCCGCAGGGCTTCGGCTTCCATGACGCGGATATCTGGAAAGACGCCGGCGACCTCCGACCGAGTAAGCCCAAGAAAGCCGGCGACATGGCGAATTGACGTGTAATCGAGTCCGGTAGCGCCGCACGCGCCTGTACGCCACTGAGTGCCCATGGCCTCGAAGACCTTGAAGGCTTGCCAGACATCAGGCCAGACCTCACAAACTTCATCGGGTATGTCACGAAGAGAAAGGCCGAAGGCCGCCAGCGATTCGGCTGACGGCCCCGGCTCGTACAGCTTGCGGGAGACGCTTAGGAGTTTCCCAGGCGTGCATTGCTGAAAGCATCGGAATAAGCGGCCAGCACCGCGCCCGGAGTGGCGGCGATGGATTTGACCAGGATGCGCAGGTTTTCGTCGGTGAACTCTTCAGCGATATCCCAGCCGGCGACGATCGCCTTCAGCTGCTCGACCTGCAGATCAATCAGCAAAGCCGTGAACTGCTCGATGCCGGCTTCTTCCGCTTTTTGTTTGAGGGCCTTATGACGCTCGCCCCACTCGGCATAGAGGCCGGCCAATTCGGTTCGATCGCGATACTTAAACTCAAATTCGACGCTAACCGGATCGCCGCCGACTGTTGGCAGCATGACGACGTGCTTAAACGTTGGGTTCTGGGCGAGTGTGAACTTTGCCATGTGCCTTCCTTACGCCGAGGCGCTGTAACGGGTTGGGCGGCCGGTCAGCGCGATGCTGATCACGCGAGTCATCAAATTGTTGCGCGACATGGTCGGAGTCGAAGTGATCGAGACGTAGCCGTTGTAGATGATGCGGCTACCGCCCGGCAGGTTCAGGCGCAGAACGCGGGCCTGCTTGTCATCGTCCGCAGCCTCGCAAACATCGACATAGGGCTGCGACGGATCGTCGGCGACGGTGATGGTCAGCGTGATCGGGTTCTTGGTGGTCGGCATCTGGCGGTCATCATCGTCGGCCAGGAAGCCGAATGTCAGAAACTGTTGGTCGCCGCCGCTTGACCCGAGCTCAGTGATTTTCGAGATTTCGGTGAAGGTGGTCACTTCACGTGCAGTACCGACGCCAGAGCCGGCCGGATACTGCTGGATGTTCGTGGTATTCACGCCATCGAGCGCAAAGGTGCCGCTGGCGATTTCGCCGACTTGCACGGCGCGGCCGTCCAAGCGGGTCCAGCCAGAGCTGACGGCGATGATGTCGCCCTCTGCCAGCCCATGCGCCGCTGCGGTGGCCACTGCCGGGTTGGCATTGGTCAGGGCAGTGAATGGGATTGCAGCGCCGTAGGCGGAAGCAATTTCGAACGTTGCGCCGTTGGGCATTTGAATGCCGGCCATGGGCTTTTCCTCTCTTCAGAAATGACAAAACCCGCTCAATGGCGGGTTCTGGGTTTGCCCAATGGGCGAATTAGTTGGTGTCGGCGCGGTACGCGAACGAAACCGGAACGGTGTAAGTCGTGTCGTCAGGAATACCTGGCCCTTGGTCAACCGGCGTCATGGTCACCACGGTCAGTGCATTCTTCGTGTTTCGCTCGTACAGCGGAAAAAGCGCGGCGATCTGGTCAGCCAACGCCCCGGCCGCGCCGCGATACTTGCCCGCTGGTGTCACGATGCTGACCTGAAACACACCGGTGAAGAGCTTATGATCGCCGGCGAGCGTGTTGCTCGTGGTATCGCCCGGCAGCGTGAACGCTTTTAGGTAGGTTGCACCGTCGACGGGCGTGAATGTCTCGTTCTCGACCACAACCTTGAGCGGTATCGGCAAAGCCTTCGCCCAGGTGATCAGGCGGGCCTCGTAGATCGAAGCGATGGTGTTGTGGCTCATACCTGGTTGTTCCTGATGGCTTCGTCAACGATCTGCTGGAACCTTGCGAGCGTGATGCGCACCATGCCGCCCGGTGCCTGCTTGGAATGGCCGTACTCGAGCGGCACCGCATATGGCAGGTTGTTTACGATGTAAGCCGTTTGCCCAATGGTGAGTTGCTCGACCTGAAGCCTAAGCTTCGCCAACGTGGCACCGCCGGCCGGATCGACCTGATCAAGCTCGCCCTCAGCCGGCGTCCCGATCGAGAATTGCCAATTCCCGCGGAATCGGCCGCCGACGTAATCTTTGCCGGCAACCAGTCCATTCACATTGAAGTTTTGGTCGCGCTCGGTCTTTGTCAGGGGCTTGGCGTACTTCACGCCGCGCTTCAGCTTCCCGGTCTTGGTGAAGTTGTTCTCATCGAGATTGATGAGGGTGTTGCGCACGGCGACCTTAAAATCGTAGTCATCGGCGGCTCGGGTGTTGGTGGCGCGATGTGCCACGTTCGCAGCCCAGATCTCGGGGTTGCCCACCGGCGACATCCGAATAACGCTGCTGCCGATCTCGATCACGATTTCGCGGAAGGTGGCGTCGAGCCCTGTCTGGGCCTGCTCGGCAAACTGGCGGATGTTCTCGGCAAAGCTGCCGTTGAGGCCCGAGTATTTGCTCACGACCGCACCTGCAACTCATACAGGATCGGCGTGCCGGCCGGATTCACCTCTTTCAGCGGCGGCACGATGGACCAGGTGCGCCCCTGAATGATCACTTTGTTCAGCAGGTCTGGCATCCACTCCAGCCCCTGCGCGGCGATCTTCAGCTTCTTGTCGCCCTGCTTGATGAGGCTGTTGTTCTGGAATTCCTGACCGGTGAAGTCGAGCAGGATGCCTTGGGCGGTCTGCTCTTTGGTGCTGTCGGGAGGTGCCGATCCGGCTTCCGGGTCGTACTCGCCGACGGTTGTGGCGCGGATGGTCACCGGCTGGCCGAACTCTGTGATCATCTCCAGAGCCATCATGGCCATTTCGTCATAGAAGGCCATGGTGGCTCCAGAAATATAATTAGCTGAACATCCCGAGGTGGTACTCAGGCAGAGGCTTACGCTTCCGGCGCTCCTCGATCATGTTGTCAGCGATGCCAGCCGCCTGTTTCAGTACCTCAGCCCAAGAACCGTCGACCTTGCTACCTGTCGCTGCGCCCTCCGCTTTCGCAAGAGGAAGAGCTGCCGAAAAGTAGTGATCCCAGGCTTGCTGTTCTTCATCGGTATATTTGTCAGCCATGTTGGAGCTCCTTTTTATTGGACCCCAAAACTAACACTATGCACGGATAGCAAATAGCCCACGCCTCTGCAAATAATCAGCAAACTGAGTCGCGCTCGGTCGGTCAGGTGCCGCCGGCAACAGTCGTCCGCTGGTGTTCGGGATAGTCGCGTACTCGCGAGTTACCGCGCCTTCGACACGCTCCAGCGTTACCGCGCCTTTGCGCTTCTCGATCGGGTCGACGTCATCAGTGTGGATCTCGGCAGCCAGCGCCATCTGGCCGTACTGGATTCGTGCCGGCAGGTAGTTGTCGGGCTTGATCTCGCAATCCAGCTCGACGCCCCGGCGCGGCCAGGACAGGGCCTGCTCGCTGTTGGTCTTCCGCCCTTTCCACGTCATGCCATCCATCGCAAGTGCGGCACGACGCAGCAGCGCTTCCTGTGCCGGCACTTCTGCCGGGATGACCGCGCCGAATTTCACTGCGTACATGGCCAGGTCTTCGGCAGATGCGTAGCTCTCGGCGTCAGGCTTGCCGGTACCGTCCTCGATGATGAGAGTCATGAATCAGCTCGCTGTGTTGTTTGAATCGGGCGCCAGTGAATGGGCACCCGGATTGTTACGCCTTCGGAAGTTCCAAAACCGCCTTTTCCAGCGATTCAACCGAAGCATTCGCCCGGTACGGTACATTGGCGGCGTCGAGTTGCGCTTTGAGACCGGCGATCTTCTCGGCATTGTCGACCGGCACCGCTGCGACTTTGAGGCGTTCGACTTCGGCGCGTAAGGATTCAACCTCTCCCGCCAAGTTGTTACGCTCACCCGTCAGTGCTTCGAAGCCTTCATGAATGGATTTCAGTGCGGCGAACAAACGGATCGGCAGTTCGCCGGCGCCCGGATGCTCCAGTTCCGATTGCCCCTCGGCGGCGTCGATCAGTCGCAAAATGCCGTCGCGCTCAGCGCGCAGCGCGGCGTTGTCCTGTTCCAGACCGACAATGGAGTCAGCATTACCCGAAGCAGCCGGCTGGCTAATCAAAGGCTGTAATACCGAAACCTCGACTCCCAGCGCCTCATAGGCATCGACCACCTTCGGCCAGTCGCCGATCACGACCGCATGGGTTACGCCAGACTCTGGCCGATCAAAGTGAGCCGGATTGCGGTACCGCTTTTCCGGATCGAAATCCGAATTCTGAGTGGAATAAACCAGTTCCATAAAAGTCTCCGTAGCGGCCATCGCTGACCGCTGTCAGGGCCAGTATCAGCCGCCGGCTGGTGGCGTAGTGGTCAAGGTGATCATCACGCCCGCAGTGACCTTGTTGCTGTCGGCATGTTTGACCCAGTTGGCAGCCGAGCCGACCGCAGCCAGCGTTGGGTTCGAGCCGCCAGTAGCGTCCTTCCAGCTGTAACCCAGCACGTCGATGTTCACGGTGCCTTCGGCGCGGTAGCCGATACCGAGGTTTTCTTCGTCGTCGACCGTGTAGGAGCGGAAGCCTGGGGCCTGGGACTCGGTGATCACCACTGCATTCGGCAGCAGACCGAAAATCACGTCGGCCGGCGCGGTGTCGGTTACCAGCACCGGCTTGCCGAGAGTGCCCGGCAGGCCGCCATAGATGACGACGCCTGCTTCTTCGTAGATCTTGTTGGTGATCGCCTCGTCTACGATGTCGAAGTATGCGCTGGAGTGCATGACCCACAGGGCGATACGGCCGAATTTGTCGCCGAACTTGCGCATGCCGCGAGTCAAGGTTTTCTTGCCATCGGTCTCGATGTTGGCGGTGACCACCATGCCGGCGTTGGAGCCGATAGCAGCGCGCAGCGCGGCAGTGGCGTACTGGATGAAGCCTTCCAGAGTGGCGTCAGCGACGTCTGCGCCGATAATCTGGGAGAACTCGTCGACCGGACGACCACGGCGTTTGAACGCCTCCTCGGTGGTCTGGTACGGACCGTACTTCCACGGCGCCTTGACGCCAACGGCTTCACCTGCGCCGATCTTCTTCGCGGTCACCTTGCCGGTGGAGTTGACGTCGCGATGTTCCAGCGAGCCGCCGATCTTGTAGAACGAGCGCTTGCGGAAGTCGCCTTCGATCAGCTCGTTGTCGAGCACAATCGCGCCGTTGGACGATGCGTTGAACACATCGAGGTTGTCCTGGACACGCTCCAGGTATGCGGTTTGCGCCTCATCGTTGTAGATGATCAGGTCGCTGTTCACAGTCGTTGCCATGGGTGAATCCCCTTACTTGGGCAATTGCAGATATGCGGTTTGGCCGTGCTTGCGCTGGTAGTCGCGCTTTTGCTCGGCAGTCATTTCGGAGCGTTTGAATGCAGCCTGGCCGCCACCCCCGCCCGGGGCTTGTGTCCCTGAAGCCCTTGGCCACAGATGAGGTGCGCTTTCGCGCAGCGATTCCGCCCATTCGAGCGGGGTCAGAGGAGTCTTGCCGTCTTTGCCGAGGATGACCTGGCCGGATTCATCAACGGCGACTGATTCGCCCTCTTCGTTCAGCGAGAACACGCCCTTGGCGCGCAGGATGATGTCGTCGGTTGCTTCCGGCAGTGCGCCGGCTTTCAGCGCTGCACCGCGTACCGAGTCGCCCAGGACTTTGCCCTGGAACTTGGCGGCGAACGCTTCGGCCTTCTCGGCCCGCGCAGTGAGCGCCTTCAACTGCTTATCGTTGTCGGCGCGCAAGCGCTCGGTGCGACGATTGAACACCTCGTCCACCTTGCCCTCAGTCAGCAGCTTGGTTTCCTCGTCTTGGCCGGCCCGGCTGAGCAAGCCTTTGACGGCGTCGATGTCGATACCCTCGAACTGAGTTTCGAACTGCGACAGCTTGGTAGTGGTGTCTTTCAGCTTGCCCAGCAGTTCGGAGTTTTTGGTTTTTAGACCAGAAACGGAGGCCTCAACGGCAGTCGCGATAGCGGCCTTGATTGCCGGATTGTCCAGGTCGATTTCGTTTTCTTCTGCCACGTTGATGCGCCCCTTGGATATGTATTGCCCGCTTTGCAGGCATAAAAAAACCTGCAAATGCAGGCGGAAATTACGTTCTTTGCTAGCATCTCCCGACGCTTTTCCAAAGCCCTGAAACTGACTTGATGGATAGAAATTCAGTGACCAAAAAGATGCAGACTCACGAAACAACGAATCCTGAACAGAAGAAGCGATTTAACGAAGCAATTCTTATCGCCGTCATTGCCTCACTAGTCACTGGAATAGGCGCTGGACTCACTTTTTACTCAAGCTATCTAACAACCCGTCAGGCGAGCGCCCAGAGTTGTATTCAAAGGCTGGACCAGCAGGAAGTTCGCATACGAGAAAAAGCCGCCATGTTCCTTGGGAACCTCTCCGACCAGTTCGGTAGGGGGGCAGATGCATCAGTACAAAATGATGAAATGATTTCTCTGTCAGTCAAAACCATGAGGTCCGCGCTTGAGTTCTCCGCATTTGCCCCGACCGAAATGGGCATATCTGCAATAAAAGTTGCTTCGGCTGTCCGAGACACTCTGATCGTAGATAGCAATGAGGAAATCATTGCCGCAGTGGACAAATTGAATGCGACTGCCCAGGAATGGCCAACGCAGTACTACCAATTAATGGATGACTTTCAGCGAAGCCGACTTGACTGCCAAAAATAGGAGATCGGTCAAATACCGGCGCGTTCGAATGCCAAAGGCTCCAGCCCTTTCATTTGCGCAAGCGTCAGTGGCGCAAAATTGCGATCGAGCTGAAGTTCTGCGAAGCGCTCAACGGTCAGTCCTCCTTCGCGAAACAGCTTAGCCCGCACCGGCCCGATAGCCACATCCTGAAACGACGCTGGCTGCTGCTGAAGCCAGTGGTAATAGTCGAGGCTCGCGCTAACCTGCCCTGCGCCATCTGAGCCCACCGAGGCTCGGGTAGCGCCCTTGGCAAACATCTCGCTGAGCTTGGTCAGCAAGACGAACGTGGTCCGGCAGTTCGGGTGAAACGGCGGACGCGGACCAGAGTTGACCGGGAACCGCCGCTTATCCATCGACCGACACTGCTGGCTGGTCTTGCTGTCCAGCGTGGCGACCATCTCGACTTCGGAAACGATGTCCGTGTTGGCCTTGGCCACCTCCATGCGTGCCTGGGACGACACATGCTGAATCGCGGTGTGCACAACCGTGCTGGCATTACGGTTGGTGGTGGCGAGAACCCCATCCTTGTACCCGGCTGCCTTGGTGCCGCGGATGTTGCGGATGATCTGGAAGTTCGTTTGGCCTTCGAAGAAGCCCTGCCGGATCGTGCCGGTGACGCGGTCGCGCTCGGCACTGGTCCACCCCTTGATAAACGACTTCAGCACCTTACCGCCCCCGGTGCCGCGCACACTGAGGGGATTGGTCAGTACCGCCGTGCGGATAGCCGCTGCCGTCGGAGCAACCACATCCAACGAAACACCAAAGGGCGCCGACCGGGCTAGGCTCGACGCCTCAAATTCAGCCTCGTAGTTTACGATGTCAATCAGGTCGAGGTTCAGTTGCGCGCTGTAGCGGTCGAAGATGCCCAACAGCAGACTATCGACCTCTTTCAGCAGCGCCTCCAGCCGCTTCACGTTGTACTCGGTCAGATCCGACTGGGTGAGCCGGTCACGGATCGAGCGGTCGATCTCTTTGAGGAAGGGAGCGAACTTGCCGACCTCCCCAGCCTTCAGCTTTTCGAGGAAGACCGCGTGCCGGATCGTGGCGTCAAGGATTGCTTGGTTTACCGCCATTTGCGTTGTCCTCATCGTCCAGGCCCAAGCCGTCGCCCTGCTCCGCCAGCTCGCCATCGATTTGCTGGTCTGTGCGCTCAGGCGCGATCAGGCCCAACTTGCGTAGGTACGCCCGAAGATCCGCCTTGGCGAATCCACCGTTCTGCCAGAGGCCGACCAGTGCGGTGATCATTTGCGGATCCGCCGTCAGCTCCACGAACTCCTGATTGATCTGGTAGGCGACCTTCGCGTCGTCGACGCCCATGTAGGTACAGCACCACATGATCGCCCGGGTGTAAGCCTCGCTGACGTTCGCGACGCAGCCGGCAAGGACCGACGTCGATGCAGACTGATCACCACGGGCTTCGGTAGCCGTCTTGGACGAGAGGGAAGCCACCACCATTCGGGCGCCCAGCTCGATCATCATCTGGTTCTTGTCGGCCATGGCCTCCTTCACCAGCGTGTTCGGCAATGGCTGGGCGTATCCGAACTGGCCACCGGCAGGCAGCATCATCGGTGCTCGAGACCCAACGTAAACGCCGTTCTTCTCCATCCAGTCGCGCCACTGCTCGTCCAGACCCGAAATCCATGGCTGGGCCTGGCCGCACCAGAAGACGCTGTCTTCATAGTCAGCGCTGTTCCGGTAGTGCCCCAGGTTGATCATTGCAATGTCGTATAGCGGTGACTCGTCAATGCTCGGGTCATTGTTCTGTGCGCCTACGAAGGTGAACGGGATTTCCTTCAGGCGTCCGGCGGCGCCGGTGGGTTTGAATTCCTGAACAACAGCCAGCGGTCCGCCACCTTTCGGCCCGGACCGGCGCCAAACGCGGCAGACAAAGCCCTCAGTCTCAAGCGCCAGTTCCCGGTATTGCTCTACCACCTTGAAACCGAAGCCGTCTTCGATTTCCGGTGATTCGCGCAACACCACCAGAGTCAGCACGCTGTGCCCGTTCACCATCCCTGTACGCCAGTTGATGATGTCCTCAGCGCAGTACGACAGGATCACCGAGTGCCCACCGGCGCCGGCGTCTTGGTGATAGTCGACGTACAGACCATGCCGCCCAGCCTCAAGCACCTTTTCCAGTGTGCCTTGCGAGTGCTGGTAGATGCTCACGCCGGAGCCATTGGCGTTGTCCTGCAAGTACTCCAGTTTCTTCGCAACAGCCAGCGTGGGGTCTTTGTGGAAGGCCAGGCCGAGCAGTCCGTTACGGGTATGGCCCGTGGCGTTCTTGAACACCGCCCGCTCGCGATAGGCCTTGTTGCGATCCTTATTCTCAGGCGACGTGTCGTGAGCGTTGATGTACGGCAGCCGATCGACAACGCGGTGCTGTCCTGCGCACACGTCGCGCACGGTGGCCCAGCGACTCAGCGCTTCGATGTAGTCCGCTCGCTTGAAGGAGACGTCGTTGCTCATCGGGCGTATCCCATTTTGATAGCGGTGACCGGTTTAACGATCGGGTACTCGCGGTGAATGAAGTAACCGCCGCCGTCGTTGGCGTGGTCGTTGCCTTGGCTCTTATCCGGCTCGCCGTTGGGCGCCCAGATCTGCTGCTCCAGGCCGTCGGCGTATGTCGGGCAGGTGAACGGGTTGACCAGGTAACGCCGCTCGCCCTGCGCGTTGCAGAACATGGCGTTCATGGCGTTGATCCGATCCTTGACCGGTGGGTTGGCCGCGGGCGCGATGACTGTGAAACCTGCCTGCTTGAGCATGGCGATATCGGTGAGGCTGGCATTGACCGACTTGCGCGAATCACCGGAGGCGTCCGGATAGATCCGTATCTCGCAGGTTTTCCGGAAGTCGTTGCCGGTGTGTTCCCAGTACCGCTCTTTGATGCGACGGATCATGTCCGGCGTGTCGTAGCCATCCATCAGCTCATCCACGGCGCGCGGCAGGCCCTGATCGCGTTTGACGTGGGTGATCGCCGCCATCTTGCCGACGTTGAAGTCCATACCGATGAACAAAGGCTCACCGGGCTGCACAGTGTCGAAGCACTGATTCAGCTTGCGGTCGTAGGCGTGGTAGATCGACCCGGACGTCAGGTTGACGAACTGGCCATTCAGGTACGCGCGGATCAGCTGCTCGGGGTACGACTCCATCAGCGAGGCGATGTAGTCGTCCGGCAGGTTCAGCTCGTTGTCGAAGGTGCTGGCCTGGATCAGGCCATACATTTCCTTCAGCGCCGGTTTGTCGCGTAGCTGCTTCACGAACTGAAGAAAGACGAACTTGAAGCCTTCCGGCGTCGTGGTCACGTCCACGCCGTTCTTCAGCCCGGGGATGTTGTAACGCATCCGGGCAATGATCTTGCGCCAAGCCTGCTGCGCCTTGATCGACGTAAGCACGTCCAGTTCGTCGACCAGCGCGTGACCGATCTTGAAGCCGACGATGGTCTGCGGCTTCTCCATCGATCGGCAAATTACAGTGCCGCGATACTGCCGGCCGCTGTAGATGTGAACCTCATGGTTCGCCTGGTTGATCTTTGTCTTCAGCCCCCAGTCGTAGGCCACTTCCTCCATCGTGGGATAGAAGATGTCGCGGATCTGCGGGTAAGTCGGCGCGAAGTAGCCAGCGTTAACGCCGGGCCACTCCATGAAATGCTTGCTCAGCGCTGAGCATCCGACCCAGGTCTTTCCGGAGCCGAACCCAGCAACGAATGCGCGAAACTTGTGGGGCAACAGAAGGAACTGCGACTGCGGAACGTTAAGGCTCGGCATTCGGCTTCCTCGCATCCACTACGTCGACCTGAATGCGCGTCGGGATTGCTGGCTCATCGTCTGGCTCATCTTTCCGTTGGCGATTGACGTAGACGTCGCCGACTTCCTTCGCGGCCTGCTCCAGAATCTGCATGGCCAGGCCAATGTTCTTCATCGATTCGGCCTTCTCAACGAACCGGTTCATGGCGCGGAGGCGGTATGCTCGGTTGGCGATCGGGATCTCGGCGGTTTCCTCGCGGAAGCGCTTGCGGGCATCTTCAAACATCGTCACCCAGCGCTTGGCCAGGCCTTTCCCTGATGTCTTTGTGGGGTCGTGTGTCTCCACCTGCTGGCGAGTCACCGATATCCCGTATTCCTTTTGGACGGCTTCAACAACCTGTGAAGGCGTGTCGAAGCACGCCAAGGCCTGAACGATAA